GCCGTTTTACGGCATACTTCTCAATACGCCCGCGTTCTTTTCACAAAAATTAAATACCAGAAGCGGCTCTTATGTGCTGGTGATTTGATCAATAATCTTGTTTTTAATAAGAAGAATGATTTGGTCGAATGGTTTTCGCTGGGAGGCATCAATGGTAAGAACAGAAGTGATGTGAGGAAGAAATATTATGGATGGTTTATCGATCCTGCTTTTAAAAATAAAAAGGCTTTTCTGACAGTTTCATTAGAAATGTTGACTCAGATAGCCACTATAAACAATATTAGCTTGTTAAATGATGATGAAACCGCTTTTGTCCGTTTAAATACTGCTGCTAAGTCAGTTGCCACTATCAATATTGATCGATTTAAGGTCTTGAAAAGTGAATATGTGGTGCAAGACACTGTTTCTCTAGCTTATTGTTTTTATAAAATATTCATTCAATCCAATAAAAATTTGAATTTTCCGTCAACCTCAGCGCGAGGAGTAGGAAAGTGTTATACGGGTATCGATATGGAGAGGTTAAGCTCCCCGTATTACCCGAGTCTAAAACTGATACAAAAATTTTGTTTCGTTCTGATTACACTCCTCCTCTTAAACGCGCTCCTGTACGTGTTTCCTTGGGGTGTCATGTGGTGGGCGCAGCGTGCCCTCACCCTGATCCCGGAGATGGCATTACAGTTGCTGCTGGGGTTGCTAAACGTTTTGCGCGTAAGCCTCCGATTACTAATAATGTTCAAATGGCTGATCTTGGCGAGTTTGTGGCCAAGTGGCTCAGAGAAAATTTGAGGCCTTTGGACGCCGATGCTGATTTGAGCCAACAGCATTGGTTGGATAATACAAATTATCCTTTATGGCGCAAGACGGAATTGCAAACTGTGTGGAGTGAGTTTAATAAAGATTTTCGTGAGGTTACTAGATCTGAAGATAGGAATCATAATTGTTTCGTTAAGTCTTTTATGAAAGATGAAAGTTATCCGACTTATAAACATGCTCGTGCGATTAATTCTCGCACTGATGCTTTCAAGTGTCGTGTTGGTCCTATCTTTAAGTTAATTGAAAAGGAATTGTTTAAACTAGATTGGTTTATTAAATATGTTCCTGTTCGCGAAAGAATGAATGTGGTTCTGGATCAGTTGCAACAAGAGGGCTCTAATATAGCCTCAACTGACCATGAATCATTTGAAGCTCATTTCACTCGGCAAGTGATGGAGAAGATTGAATTTCAACTTTACGAATATATGACTGTGTATCTGCCTGATAAAGAATGGTATCAACTTGTAGTTGATGTTCTTGGCGGACGCAATCATTGTGTGTTTCGTGATTTTACAGTTGACATAGATGCTACCAGAATGAGTGGCGAAATGTGTACTTCTTTGGGTAACAGTTTCGCTAATCTTATGGTCATGTTATTTATCCTGAATAGACTTGGTGCTCAGTCAATACGTGGTAAAGTCGAAGGGGATGATGGATTGTTTACGTGGTATGGACCACTTCCCACCCCAAAAGATTTCAACGATGTTGGCTTCACCATTAAGATGGAATTTCATTCCAGTCTAAGTCATGCTTCGTTTTGTGGTTTATTGGCCGATGAATATGAACGTAATATAGTTACTGATCCCATTTTAGAGATGTTGGATTTCGGCTGGACCACACAACGGTATGTGCATGCCCGTCCTGAGAAAATTAAAGCATTATTACGGTGCAAGTCTCTTTCCCTAGCTTTTCAGTATCCTGGTTGTCCTATTTTACAGTCGTTGGCGGCTTATGGACTCCGGATGTCAGTTGGAGTGAATAA